AACCTAAGGATATCGGGTTTGTTATGATATGACGTCCGGTACCGAGAATCAAGTCTCGGTTATAACTCCATTTAAAAAAGAAAAACCATTATAAATAAATGGAGGAGATACGTAAGTACCATAACGAGTCTAAGCGTCTCCTCATCCAATCGGCTACCCGCGAAGGCGACAGTATTTTGGATGTAGGATGTGGATTCGGTGGTGATCTCCAAAAGTGGCGACACGCCGGGGCAAATATAAGCATGTGTGAACCAAACCCAGAATCACTTAAGGAGGCTAAGTCGCGTGCTAAAAACATGAAAATACGCGTCAACTTTTATGAAGGTGATATATTCGCGTGTCCACAAAGAAAATACGATGTCGTGTGTTATAACTTTGCGTTACACTATATATTCGAATCACCCAAGTTATTCGAGACGTCTTTATTAGCAATTAAAAATAGAATAAAACCTGGTGGTCAATTCATAGGAATCATACCGAATTCAGATAAGATTATCATGAAAACACCCGTAAAAGACGAGTTAGGAAACTATTTTCTAATGAAACATACGAGTTCGGGAAACTTTGGGGAAAAGTTATACGTCCACTTAGCCGATACACCGTATTATGCCGACGGACCAAAAGTCGAACCCATCGCACACAAGGATATATTTTTTACGCGCATGGAAGATTTGGGGTTTACTTTAACACTGTGGGAAGATCTTAAAGGGAACCCGGTTTCGGATTTGTATAGTAAATTTAGATTTGTGTATAAGAGGTGAACCGTCGATTTTTTTATGTGTTTATGATAAGATGATACTCACTATACTTCTACTTATCATAAACGTGATTATACTCATGAATATACAGGAACCTGAGAGATTATCTGAAGTTCGTGAAAAATACAGGACACTCAGGGAACACCTTAAGGAGACTAATAATCAGGAATTCAAAATGTTATGTAAAGAAATTCCAATTACCGCACATAGGCGTATGAATGGGTCTATAGGGTACAATGTTAGTAAGGGTAGTGATATAGGTTTGTGTATCGATGGTGAACCTAATGAAATATTCCATGTTTTAATACACGAACTCGCACACTGTACTGTAGACGAATATTCACATAGTAAAGACTTCTGGAAAAAATTTGAGGAACTTAGAACAATGTGCGTTTCTTTAGGGATATACCAGGAAATACCACAAAGAACTGAATTTTGTGGTAAACACGTCCAGGATAAATAATGTTTGGTATTAATAAAATGCAATCGTTCGGTGATTTAATGAAAGCGTATTTGTTACTGAACACTTTACTCGCATCTTCGAGTGCCCCCCTACTTTTAAATGATAAATGGTTAAACATGTTTATAATCATGGTCGTTACACCATTAGTCATCACTATATTACCACGTGGTGGTAATTTAATTGGTCGTTTGGCTATAGATGCACCATTTTTAATAATATCAACGTTGTTGGGTATGGGTATGGTTGCGGGTGTTTCTCAAATAAACAAGAGGTTTGAAAAAGATTTTAGAGATTATGGTAAAACTACGAAGAGTACTAGTACTGTTTTAGGACTTCGCGCAGTTGGTTTACTGTTCGGATTTCTCGTTTCTTATTTCATTTTTGGAAAGAGAATGTATAAACATTATAATGCTATTTAAGCGTATTTTCTTGCAAGGTAAAAGGCGACCGCCGCGACCATACCGGTCGACGCTAAGCCGATTGCACTTCGATTTCCCTGGTCGTTCAAAAACGATGGGACAAAGTTCGCAAGTTTTTCTTGAACTGGCTTACTAATTGCCACCGCAGCACACACAGCTACAATGAGTGCTTGGAACTGGTCATCAGTAAGATTGAATGGATTTTTAGATTCGGATTTTTTTTCAGTTGTTTTTTGTGCTACTGGTTGTTGTTGTTGCGCCATCATCATTGGTGCTTGCATATGCATTTGTGTCATTCTTGGATCGGCGCCCATCATTGGTGGTTCGAGTGGTTCCTCGGCTTGGCCCATAATATCGGAAATTGAAGTAGAGTCCATTGTCTGTTTATTTTCACTCACATTTTTTTCGGGGGGAATATTCGGCACGAAAGATGTCCCTTGATTATTATTTAGAGATACCATACCGTCGCCATTATCTGAAAGATTCATCGTTCTAACGTCTGTCGCCATTTATATGTACATAGTTTTTTGGTTTTAAATGATTACGCATTATTGTCCTGAAGAGTGTAGTTTGGATACAAACACCCGAATGTTTTTATGATCCTGGGTAAATCATTTAATTTATCATAATCACACATATCATTATCTATATAAACAGTTTTTGTAGTATGACATATATCAACTAATATTCTATATCCATCATCACTACCATCTGGTTTAAATTCATTATAAGCTGGATACACTACAGTGTTAGCATTTTTTATAGGTGTATACATTCGTTTAGCAATTGATCTTATCATTTCCTTTTCGTAACTTTAAATGGTGTATTCTTTTTAACTGAATTTGGGTCTCCTACTTTCATGTTACCATGTTTCGGGTTAAACATCTTTTTATGTGTTTGCCAGTACTCTGGTGCACCAACTCTGAAATTTTTACGAAGTGTTGCTTTATACCAAAAGACACAATCTTCTATTTTATTACTTTTAGAAGTATTATCCAATACCAAACATTCGTAATTTTCAGTACATGAATCCATAACTTTATTAAACATCTCAAAAGATGGAAAAATACCAAAAAAGTTTTTAAACAATTTTTCCCTATTTTGAATAATATTTTCACGTAAAATGAAAATGTAATCTATATTTGCCCTGAGTGCAGGTGGTAGATCCATACAGTACTGCATGGTTAACATGAAAAATATCTTCCAATGCCGACCATTCATAAAACATTGACGAATACATGTATCTTTCATAAACTTAGAATCATACATACAGTCATCTAAAAGAAGAAAAGCCCCACAATTTTTTTTACCTGCACCAACTAATTTTCTTTGTCTATCCATTACACGTTCAATAGCTTCTCTATCGTAATCACCGTATATGAATAAATCTGGTATATACTGTTGATAATAATGATTACCTTCTTCCGTTGCTGATAAAACTATACCCGCTGGTAAATGTTTTTTATGATATAGAATATCAGTAACAAGGGTTGATTTACCCGTATTACGTTTACCTATAAAAACACATACTTTATCGTCTGCCATGTTTTCAGGTTTAAATTTTCTCAACTGAAGATTCATCTATAATATCGTGTCGTTTTATTTAATAAAATTTTACTCACGTAAAGTAAGAATGGCTGGTCGATTAAACCTTGCTATCACGGGTATCCAGGACCAATGGCTTACTGGGGAACCCGAGTTTTCGTATTTCCTTATGAATTTTAGGAGACATACTAAATTTTCAATTGAATCTATAGAAACACCTTTTGATGGTGATATTGATTATGATACACTGATAGAATGTCGTATTCCAAAAAACAAAGGGGATCTTATTCGAAGTACAATGCTTAAATTTACTTTACCTAAACCAACGACACCTGATAAATCATTTACGGTGACGTTTCAATGACTGGTTGGTAAATACTTTATAGATGGTGTCCAACAGGCAACATTGACTTTATACGAAGGTACGACGTATACCTTCAACAATGCAAGTCATCCATCACACCCGTTTAGGTTTTCCACAACGGCTTCACCCAGTTATTCCGATTACACAACTGGTGTTACCGATCCGAGTACATCTACTGTTACATTTGTCGTACCAGTGGGTGCACCATCAACTTTATATTATTACTGTTCTGCGCACAACGGTATGGGTGGTCAAATAAACGTAAAAACGATTCGGTACCGTGAATCTATAGGTGCACAATTAATAGAATACGCTGATCTCGTTATTGGTGGTCAAACCATAGAGAGAATAACGGGTGATTATATTTACATGTATGACCAAATACACAGTAATAAAGATGATATTGATCAAACACTCTATTTCTTAACGGGACACGGTAATTACATAGACGTGACGTACGATTGGGATTATAGTTTATTTTTACCCTTTTATTTCTTTAGAAACCCGAGTTTAGCTATACCCGTGTGTGCTTTAACAAAACAACTTGTAGAAGTACGTATAAAGTTTAAAAAAGTCAAAGACGTCACATTATCATATACGAGAACAGGTGGTGGTGTATCTGATCCACCGTCGAGTGTTTTGTCTTCGATTAAAAAGGTTTCACTTGTAACAGATTTCTTTTTTATTACAGAACATGAAAAGAATTTCTTACTTACACGCCCTGTAGAATACGTTATAACTCAACTCCAATTGTCTCAATTCAAGTTTAAAGCGGGTGAATCTAAAAAATCTGGTATGCTTAATTTTAAAAACCCGGTCAAGGAAATGTTTTTTATAGCTGTTAGTGATGACGTATACAAATATGAACCGATAAAACAAGTTACCATGAAATTTAATAATACTACAATCATAAACGCCGATAATTTAATGTTAAGTTACGAACAACCATTAAAGTATTATACAGGGGTAACGGGTAATAAATTTGGTGTATATAGTTTTCTCTTAAACCGGAAACGTATTACCCTACTGGTCAAGTTAATATGAGTAGAATAGCACACAATTTGATAGATATTGAACTCGATACACCAGACGCGAGTTTCGGACACAAAGTTTACATATACGCTGTAAACTATAACGTTTTACGTATAAGCAGCGGTCTTGGGGGTTTAAAATTTTAGTCAGTTATACTAGTAATGGCTGGTCGTGTTCAATTAGAAACATCTGGTCCACAGGACGCTTTTTTTACAGACGACCCCGAGTATACATATTTCATAAAGAATTTTCAAAAACATACAAACTTTGCACCATTCTTTGTTGATTTAGACGTTGAGGGTGAAGTAGAATTTGGGAACACTATTCGGTGTACCATACCACAAAACCAAGGTGATCTTCTTAAGACAGTGAGTATGAAAGTTGAATTATCTAGTATACAACAAAATTTAGTAAACAATATTGAAGGTATAGGATATGTCGAGTCTATAGGTCATGCCATGATTGAGTATGTAGAAATTCTGATAGGTGGTCAGGTTATTCAACGTATACCAAGTGATTTCTTAGCTATATATTCTGATAATTACGTTACACAAACAAAACAGCATAACTTAGCGAAACTTATTGGTAAACCACCTTTAGAACTTTCAGGTACTAATGTATCTACAGTTCAAATTGCAGGGTATCTAGGTCTAGCAACTTCTGATACTAAATATTTTGTTGATATACCATTTTATTTTTATAATAATCCCGAACTCGCTGTACCACTTTGTGCCATAACAGGTCAGGAAATAGAAATTGTTATAAAACTTAGAGATCTAAAAGATTGTGTTTGGGGGTACGATGCAACCGACCCTGCAAATAGTAATTCAATTTTTTATTTAGGTGATTCCGTACAAACAAAAGGACTTATAAAAAGTTTAAAATTAACAACTGAAATGGTTTCTCTAGATGAAGAAGAAAAACAGATGTTATTAAGTAAAAAAATAGATTATATAATCACACAGATACAAGAGAGTAAATCTATAATACCACAGGATTCAGATGTGAGTTCTATAGTTGATGTTAAACATAAACTTAAATTTAAAAATCCAGTAAAGGAACTTTTTTTTATAATTCAAAGACTTAGAAAGGTTGTAGGTGGTCATTTTGTTACCAATTTTGATTATGATTCAAATTACCAATTGTATAACGGTGAATACGTAAATTACGAACATTTACAAAACCTTGAAATACAATTAGACGATTCCGTTATTTTAGATAAAGTTACAGGTAATGTCATAAACTTACGCGCAATACAGAGTGGTATACATCATTCAAGAACACAATTATTTAGAAGATACTATTCGTATAGTTTTGCACTTGAACCGGAACGGTGGTATCCAACAGGTCAAAGAAATTTTAGTTTAATTAAAGAACAGGTTGTAAAACTCAAGATATTACCAGACAACTTGGCTAAAAGAGAACTTAGAGTTTTAGGCCTAAGTTATAACATACTCCGTGTAGAAAACGGAATTGCTAAAACACTGTTTAATTTATAATGAATCAACAAGAAAAAGACGCAACCGAAAACTTAATTGAGCAGGTCCAGGACTCTGCTATTAACATTATTCAACCCGTACTCGAAAGAACTATGGTTCTCGCAGCCGAATACGCTACGGCGTGTGGTCGAGATATGGTACTTGGTGAAGATATGGAATATGCCATGAAATATTGTGCCATGAACGAAGTTGGTAAGAAAATGGGAACACATTTCCCGGAAATATATGAAGAATCTTCCGATGAAGAAGACCAGGAAGAAGACATTGAGTTTGAAGATGAAGAAATTCCTTTTACGCGATACACGGGACGTCAATATAAATTCGTTAAAATGAATATGGCGTACGATAATTGGGATGCGTGGGAACCAAAAAATCCGTCAGAATTAATGTTAAAAAATGCTATAGATAGTAATGAACACATCGGAACCTGAAGGGTATGTGACGACTTCTGAAATTTATTATATGATGACGATGATGTTGATACTGAAAGTGATTCCGATACAGAAACAGATTCGGGATCCGACTCAGGAATAGATGCTATAAATGTCGGTATGTTAAAAGGATACATGAAACCGAAACACTATAAAAAAATTTTAATTGAAGAAGAATTACTCCCCGATTAAAATCTCAGGATACTATATATAAAATGTCTACTGCTGCTGAAACTGTTACGCTCGTCGCTCGTGAACTCGAGTCTCAATCCCTCAACGCCGTTGTTGCCGGATTCTCCTTTGCCGCCGCCCTCTCGTGGATGGACTTGGTCAGGTGGACTGTTAACCAAGTTGTTAAGGTTAACAAGAATGGTGGTATGAACTACACGCTCACGGCCTTGTTTACGACGCTCTTGTCCATCTTGGTCTACGTTGGTATCTCTCGTGTGTCTACACGTGTGCAAAAGCCAACCCAACCAATCTTCGCGGTTACTCGATAAGTTTAGGCTTACGCATAACCAATAATAGAAATAAACCGGTTGCAACTACCATAAATATAGATATAAACGCATCCCATCTACGCGGATCCTCCATTTCGGGGATACTCATAGGTGGTGGAAGAGAAAAGTCTCGTTCCACCTTAGCAATATTCTCAAGTTTATCAGTAGAACACGTCACTGCGAGTTTAAGTATATGATTCGCATTTCTAAAATCGTATGGTATTAATCGATTATTACTACTGTAATAAAACTGAACACGTAAACTTGATATCGTTTTTTGTGATCCGGAATCAAAATTGTGTTCAACTGTATCGTCAACACCCGAAAAGTTAATCACATCCCCACATAGAAGTATACGCCCTGTATAAAAAGGGGTTTCAGAAAATACAGTTTTGTTAAATTCGTCGGAACCACTACTCAATTTAACAATAATTGCATCTGTACCCTGTAAATTGACACTACCAGTATGTAATTTATAAGGAGAACTAGATGTAGACGATACGTTGGAAGCAATTACACCCAATATATCGTGTGGTGTTGTTTTACCAGTGACATTCGATTTATACCCATTTGTACCGTTATAGAAATCAAAACTAAATTGACTTGGACCTTCAAACGTTATAGAATTTGTATCTTTATCATACGTAGATCCAGATAACCTACTATTTGAATTTACAACGACATTTGAAGCTAGATCTGTACCGTCATAGTTTCCGTTTGGTATTGTTATATCGTAGTTACTAGTTGAACTGTTTATTGTGAACGTATTGTTAAGATCGTTTATAAGGAACTGACTATTATGTATACGTGCTGATATAAGTGAAATTTTAGTCACGTCATAAATAGGGTTTTTTAGGTAGACAACATAATCACCTGGATTTGAATACAAAACTGGGTCTCGTTCACCACTGTCTATATCTAAGGTATGTACCTTCATTAAAATATATGAACAATATTTTAATGAGTGTATGTCTCAATTTATATTTATTTAAGAAAGACTATGAACTAATGGGTTACTTGAAAGTTGTCTTCTAGCTGTATCCAAACTCATATTTGTAGCATTTGGATTTTCGTGACCTTTATAAGCATTGAATTTATGATAATCGTTATTTCTATATTGTTGTGTCCAAGCACCATTCGCGGCATTTACTCTACCATCAATTCTCGTTGTATCGGAACGAACACTTGTAACCATACCACCCTGGTTAAGTGCATCGGCACGAACGTTCATTCGTCCTGGACCCGCAGCTCTATTTGGTTTACCACGTCGATCGTCTGGTCTGAAACCGTATTTTGTAAGCTCTTCGGCTGTGTATGCAGAACCGTATGTTCTCTTTTCACCGATCTTAGTCGCTGGGGTATTCAAGTATCCACCAACAAAGCTACTGATATGCCTGGGGCTGGTTGATTGTTGTATTGATACTGTTCTATAGCACCATCAGCTTTGTTTCGTGTTGGTTCTTGAGCACGTGTAAGTGCAGAAACCGTTCTCTTTGCAGATGCAAAATTTAATGTATCAGTTCTCGAACCCGTTTCGGATCTATTTGTTGTTCTCTTTGTACGTTCGTGTTCTGCTCTTGGTGTTCTACCAGTCATACCCTGTGCTCTACCTGCAACTGGAGGAAGACGACCATGTAAAAACGCTGTCTTTTCTGGTCTATTGTGTGCAACTTCACCGACAATACCACGTCTACCACCCTTAGCATCAAAGGCTGGACCCGACCTACCAGGTAAAGTCGTTAAGCGATACGCACCAACGTTCTCTGGATTAACACGAAACAATTGTTGATTACCCCCAAATGCAGGAACTTCTGGTCCAACACCCAAACCTGGTCCGACAAGTTGTTTTTCAATTGGTGAAAGATTATTCATTCGCCCTGCGTCATACATACGATTTCTCATAGACAAAACTTCACCCCCCGAAGATCGTTGTTGTGGAGCAATTTCAGCGAACGACCCCATTTCTTGTTTTGAATTATATGATGGTTCTACTAATGGTGATAAAGGTCCCAAATAGTCTGATTGTATAGAAACCTCTCTATCAGAAAAATCAGAAACGATTTCAGGTTCTTCTATTTCATTACCTTCCATTGCTATTGTATATTTTTCGTCTGGTTGACTTAATTTTCTACCGGCATAAACTAAGCCGGCTATAGCCATTATAGATATAGGATCAGCCATTCTTATTTCTTAGCGAGATTTTTATTGAGGTATCTTTGCTGAAACAATCCATTTTGCATTTCAGCTCTGGTACTCGATGGTTCGTAGGTTTGTGTTCTAAGTGGTAATTTACACTCGACATTTTGGAGTGGGTGAAAGTTTCTTTCGTAAGTCTTAGCTAAAACTTTGTTGAAACGAGATGTACTTTGTGGTCTGAGCTGATCCGATGTATCAATAAATTGTGCTGGGGAACCTTTACCCGCCATATATGGAGAAGTACCATATAACATGGTATTTGGTCTACCTGACCCATAGTTAAGGGTACTGGGCTGAGGATATACAAAAACTTCTTCGGTCGCGCAAACGGCGGGAACCGCGTGATCTTGAACCACTTTCATTCCTGGTTGGAGTTGATACGCCATTTATTATTACAAAAGATTTTGTTTATGGAAATCGAGTATCTACTACTTTATTATTAAATTGTTTAAAATTAAGGTCCTAATCCAGAGCCTCTGTGCATACCACTTCTCTTATCCCCGTTTGGATCAAGTCCCGCAAATGCCTCGAGTTGAACCCCTCTTGCGTCTGGGTTACATAATGTTGGATCTTGACGGCATGTATTACCTCTTTTACCATGGATAAATTCATAATGTTGTGAATCACCTATAGATGTGTTTGGCATACTTACAAATTGTCTTGATAATGCATTTCTTTGGTATTCGGGCATAGCCGAACGCGAACGGGCTGGACCATATGCGACGTCACCTGTAAGGAATTTGTTTACTGATGTTTTTACGGTTGGGTAATGGCACGATTGAGGTCTATCCGGTCTATCTACATAATCCGACATGAGAACATTTCCCATGGGGTTATCCTTTGTTGGCATAGAACATGATTTATCTACATTATTGTATACGTTTGTTGGTCTTATAACACCCTCCTTCACCATATTAGATTTTTCCATTATATAAAGAACGCCGAGTGCGGTTGCACCTAAAACGAATATACGTGGATCACGTCTTATGAGATAAATTATACATGTCGCATAAATAATAAAACGAGCTGATGCGTTAACACGGTCTGCTGAAGATTGTGTCTTTGACGGCCAAAATTCATGAACTTTTTCTACTCGAACCAATTGTTTTGGATCTTCAAACCAAGATGTCATTTATATATAGTGAGTTTATTTTTTCATCATACCACCCAACATACCCTGCATGGTTTTCATCAACGCGGCTTCATCGAGTTCACTTCCATCTTCACCCATTTTATCTGCACACTGTTTTGCGACTGTCTCAATCATGGAAAGTGTGTCTTCTGGGATAGAACTAATGGTTGTACCGAGCATATATAGCGTCTGAACATATTGCCAAATTGCACCTTTTGTATTCTCGGAAGCAGTTCCCCAATGTTTTTCGAGGTTTACACCTTTCATAAAATCTAAATTCTTAGATTCTTCAATGAAAAATGATTCGTCTTTGGACGAAATCTTATCGGCATACGGAGTAACGCCTTGCATAAACCCGTCTACAACTAAACGTGGGTTAGAAGCTTTCATTAAATCGAAAGCCGACAAACACTTTTTTAAGCCTTTTTCTTCTGGAAATGTCTTGTGTAATTCCACAAGAAATTGACCCATCATATCATTGAATGCGGTCACGGAAGTCATATTATATTGTAAATACGTATATTATCTTTAAGTCAGAAAATTAAAATGGTTCCGTTGATATGGTCTCTTTCTTACCTAGTCCGTTAGTAACAATAAAAAATACTAAAATTGCTATAAGTGCAGCTGGTTTAGTGTACGCACTTACTGGAAGCTTACCTTCGTTGTTAATCTTTGCTTTAAAGTGTATGTATCCTGCGGTTATAAAACCGGCGATTATTCCGGCCCATGCGGGGTCTCTTAAATAGTCTTCAAACTCCATTTAATAGTACCCAACTTTTTTTGCACGGGTTTCGGATGCATCTGGAAACAAAACACCTTCATCATCTTCTGGTTGTTGTTGCTGCTGTAGCTGTTGTGACTGTTGTTGCTGTTGCTGTTGTGGCTGCTTCGTATCAATAGTTCGAAATTCGTTTTCGAATGGTGAAGTTGTCTGGTCCATTACTGTCCATGAGCTCCATAGATGTCCATGGGGTTTCCATAGATGTTCCATTGGGGTTTCCATAGATTGTTCCATTGGGGTTTCCATAGATTGTTCAGCATCGAATGGTTCTTCTGACGTTTCCTCTTCATACCCATCAATAAGGTCAGGGTCTTCAGAATCACCAACTTCAGCTTGATCGAGATCTAAATCCTGTCCCTCGTGTGTTTGAGACATATACGTTTGTAAAATCTGTTGTACGGGTATAAGTTCTTTTACGGATGTTTCGATACATACACAAAAACGCTCGTATAATTTATCGTTTCTCGCGTGTTCGTTTTGCGTTTCGTGATAAATGTATGGGTCTCTATATAGATCTTTGGCTGCGTTGTTATAACACGTTTGAATGAAAACTTCATTCGTTGGAAGTTTCAATGAGATTTTCTTATTATCTTTATTCAATCGAACCGCGGATAAAATTTTAACACAACTTACAAAAACAGCAGCTAACAGGTCGTTAAACCACGCACATCTATTTGATATATTATCCGTGTGTTGTTTAGACATAGCATCACTCCAATTTGGAACCTCTTTCAGAAGTTTTTGGTACATGACAAGAACTTTTCGACCTTTTGTAAGTTTGTATGCTTCCTCATACATTGTTTCAAACGTTTCAATCATAACTGGACACATAAGTAAACATAATTGTCCTATGTATTCACGTTTTGCCTCGACGAGTATATTTAAAGGGTCACTCATATTTGTAATATATTTACATATTTAAACTTTAAGTCTCACGCATCAATTATTTTCCCCTGTATTTATTTGCTGCTTTTTTAAGGTTTACGAGTGTGGGGAAATCCTCTGTGACTTCTGGATGTTCGTGTTGTTCATTTTTTCGTGATTTTTTATTCGGTTTCCTTGAAATACATAATTCGTATTCGCCTATAATCTGGACTGTAAATCCACCTATTTCAAAT